TTAGCCCGCCTGACAAAGGCTTAATAATTGCTAGAACGTTAGGAATTATTATTCCTTGAGAGGCTAAAAGCAACCAAGCTAATACCCTTCGATGCCCGTCCATAGGAAACAGTCGATCACCGTCTGCGATCAAGTGTAAAGGTTGATAGATTACGCCCGATGCCAGTATCTTATCGGCTAGTTCTTTAATCAACTCCAAGTCGTAGGTAACGCGGGTATTCCATCCGTTTTCCCCTGCGATAGCCTCGATTAAATCGAGGCTAAAGGTTAAAAGAGTTTCATCAGGCAAGACGTGCATTTTGCCGTCGTCATAAAGACCTATTCTTGGCCCGATAAAGTCGCCGTTAGCTAATCTAAAAGAAATTAGCTGGGGATCGACTACTATTAACTCTCCTCTTGCAGACCCATAAGTTCTGATTTTGTCTCTTGATTTTGCGCTCATACGGCTTACTCCTCGGTTGCGTTTGTTGGTTTTTACTTTATTTATGGTTCTAATATTAGAACCATAAATTTATCGTCATCGCTCTTTACAGAATAGCTAGAAGCTATAACAAGAGAGTGCAGAAAAAGACAATAGTTTTCTTTGAGAAGTTTAGGTATTGCTACACCTGTTAAAATCGAAAAGATAAACTGGAATATCTTGATTTTTAGGTACCAGAAACACCCTACTTTCCTATTTGAATCAGCGTCAATAAATGCACTGCTTAAAAGACATTCTATATCATTGTCATCTGCTTTGATTTGCTTTCATAAACTCCTTCTAGTAGTTTTGATGTAAAGGGGTTTTTTGATGTTTTAAGAACTAAGCAATCAACATATTGCTTGGCTTCTGTTGGCAACTCAGCGTAGCTTAAGTTGATTAGCACTCGATAGGTCAGGTTTTTCATTTTTTTACTCCTTAGTTGTATTGTCGGTTATTTCTTCATACCAGCTTTTTTCTGCTAGAAAAATCGACGCTAGTGTTAAAGCTTCTCTGAAAAGATCAAAATCTTTTTTAAGAGGAGAAGGAATAGTAACTCCTGTACATATAGGCATAAGAATAGTTATAACCCAAAATTTAAACCGATTAATAAAAGAGAGATTCCATTTATCATCGAATAAGTACAGATAGATGTATCCTTTTTGTATATCCCCTTCCCACCACCAGATTAATATCTCGTTAGTTATTTGGCTAGTTTGCGATTTTTTTAATAAATCATCAATCCAATTTTTTGAGTCAAGAGATAATTCGAGATATTTATTTCTAATCTTAAGCTTATACAGCCGCTCTTTGAAATATGGGTTGACGTTCACTGTTTTACTCCCAAATTGTGCTAGTTTTTACTGATAGCTGATAGCCAAAATTAAACTATTAGCATTTATGAACTGTCTTTTTTTTTATTGTTTCATCTGCTTGATCCATGATTATTGACGCAAAAAGGTCAAAAGCATCTTGGTTACTGTGCCTTAATGCCATTAACTGTTCTGTGTGGATATTTCATAAAAAGACGTAAATTAGAAGCCACGATAGATAAAGCTTTAACTCGTCGTTCTAAACTCCAATCTTTCATTAATTCTTTTTGATGTGTCATTGGTTTACTCCTCGGTTACGTTTGTTGGTTTGTCTTTCACTTTTAAGACATTTTTAGGTCTTCATAGCGTTTTCCCCATTCGTTAACAAAAATCGTAATTTCTGGAAAATTAATCGCCTTACCTTTAATCCATATATACGGATTATTTGATTCCGATAAACTTGTTAATGTTTCAAATAGCAAGTTCGTAGAATTGAAATCTACAAATGTCAGATTAATCTTGATTACTTTTTTAGTCTTGCCAGAATCGCAAGTAATCTCAAAATCTGCCCTTAATTGCTGTACTTGATCAATACCTACACTAAAAACTAGGTTAGCTACCAATCCATGTAAGCAAATACTTTCGACTTGCCCTGTACTTAAAACTTTCCATTGGTTTTTGCTGCTTTCAACCAAGATTTCTTGTATTTGCTGGAAAGTTAGTTCATCCCACCAATCACGACTTAAGAGATTTAGATTCATTTAATACTCCTTAATTTCCATTTTTAGATTTTTTAGCTTTTCAGGTCTTTATAGGTTGCTGATAACTGACAACTAACTATTAAAAATCTTCACTGAGAAGTTCACCAGGATCAATATTTTCACTGCAAACTTCTATTACTGGCTTTAGCCTTGCGTCTATAGCTTTTTTTAGGAGGTCGGACAATTCTTTTTCAGAGGTTGCTTGTTGGGCGATTTGCAAAGCTTCTGGTTGAGGTAATCCTTGATTTACAGCCCAAGTAATTCCAGCCTGCTTGCGATCCTCTGGCAGTGATTGCGAAGCGTTGAACAATTTTACGTTTCCCGTTGACGCAGGAGTTAGAGTTCTGACAGGTTTTACATTTCCCGTAAATTGTTGAAAGGCTTTTGTTTCAATGACTTCTAGAACTTGAGACGCTCTGCTAGGGTGAACACGGATTGATAAAAGACTAAAAGTCTTTCGTCCCCTTTTTCCGTCTGGTAAGGGATAAGATAGCTCTCTTGACCCGCGTTCTAATAGAAAAGGGATACCAATCAAACTACCAGCCGATGTTTCAATAGCTAGTAGTTGCTCTGTTAGTCCGATAATATCCCACTTTGAATGGGTTTCGACTTCAAAGTATCCTAGTTCACCTAATTTAGGTAAAACAATCTGCAATCGCCCAACTTGCTTGCATTTACACCCTGAATAACTTCCGTCAGGATTTTGTTGTCGTTTGCACGGGATAGGATTAGTGGCAATCATTTTGCCAGCTTGTTGGTAGATATGTTGCTTTTCCTCGTCGCACCGAATCATTAACCCAGAGGTTTTTAAATCTTTATCATTCCACTGTTCCATCCAACAAGGAAATACTTGGTCTGTATAAGGAAAAGGTAACAAGCAATCTAATTGCTTTGGTTCTTTCCCGTAAATAGCGGTAAATTTTTCGTTGATTCCTTGAATATCAGAATCAATGCGAAAATATTCTAAATCATCTCCGCTTATTAGAGTGCCAGGTCTTTTAGGGTTTTCTTTTTTTTCTCCCCCTTTGCGAATTATACCCAGTCTAAGGAACCGGGCTTGTCTTGTTGTCAAAGATTTTATAGGCATTGTTTTTACTCCTAGAAAGGAAGGTTGCTAAGATCGCTAAATCTATAAGAGGAAGGAAACTCATCTATTTCTTTACCAGCAAAATACTTGACCACACTTGGGCAAGTGACATTATGAGCCTCTGTTACTTCCAGAAGTTTCGACATAACCACTTGCTGTGCTTGATTTAGAAGAAATTCATAGCAAGCATCAGCATCTTCGCCGTCTTCTGGTTTTCCATGAATATTTATACTCACATTCACAGACTCAAAATTACCAAGGTTGACTTTCTGAGTGTAATCTACCGAGATATGGGTGATAAGCATCTCTCCTCTAAAATTTGATTAATACAATCTTATAGTAAATTACTAGAATTGTCAAGCATTTTTAAGAAAAAAACCTTACAAAAAAATTACAAAAAGATAATAGTACAAAAGAACTAAGTTATTATCGTAAATAGATTGTAGATAAGGGTATCTACAATGAAACTATTGATATATATAGGTTTCAGGCTTTGTTAATACTGTTATCACTATCCCCCAATATTATTTTTTTTTACACTCTTACTGTCTAGTTCGTTTATCGAAAATTTAGGATAAGGGGAAATAGCGATCGCTACAAGCCTAGAGTGTGTTTTAATGCTTGATCAATTTCTGCTGTCGGCATTGAGCCAATCACACGGTAAATTGTCAGGACTGATTGCCATTTTAGGTTAAGGCATAACGAGAACCAATTTTACCAATTGCATCGGTGGCACTGAAACGAACGCTATCTTCCGCATCGGATAAAGCCTTGAGCAACCCCGGAATAGCTGTTTCTGTGCCAATCTTAGCCAAAGATTCAGCCGCTTTAGCGCAAATTCTGGGGTGGTTATCATCTAGTTTTTAGAGAGGGAGTTAATGACGATTTTGGTATATTCATTAATTTTAAATCATATTGTTTTCTGTAGTGACTAATCGGAGTAGCTTGTCTTTTGTCTCTGCCAAATTCTTATCTTCTGTATCGCGCTGTAAACTTTGAGTATTATAAATTTTTTTAATTAATTCTTCACCAGCATAAAAAACATTACTATCGGAATATTTGGTTGTACTGGCTTCTTCCAAAAGTATATTAATTCCCTCTGACCATTCAGCTTTTAACTCTAAGTCATCTACTTGCTCTAATAGATTATTACTAAGAGATTGAAGTTCTTGAAGCTGCGTTTTGACATGAGGTGCTTTAGCATAAATTCTTCCCCAAGTGGTCAAAAAATCGAGAGTTTGTTCAGCAATCAAAGGGGTTCCGTCTGCAAGACTAACTTTAAAAAAAGCGTCGAGGGCAGGGGCAAGAAGCGCAAAAATTGGCAATTCCCAACTATTGACAGAAGCGGTAAGAACAAGTAGGCTGATTCTAGATGGACTATCAGCGGGAATACTATTGCGAGATAAAATTGACGCAATGAATAACCAAATAACCTCATTATTAATCTCGCTGTCATTCTGTAGAAGCTTGCGTCCCAATACCCCTAAGCCGATTTCTGAAGCTTCGATCGATCCCAGTGCCAACAGAGCGGCAAACTCTCTAACTTGACTATCTACCTTTTTCAGATTGCCGAAAGCTCTATCAATTTCTTCTCTAGCTTTATCACTATCGCCAGAGTCTAAAAATTGTTGTACTCTTCTAAGCATCGTTCTACCTCTTAAATATCCGATTTCAATTTATTATATCTTCTTTATCTTTTTCTCCTCCTATAAGGCATCGACAATATCTACAAAGTCTGAAACCTAGTCAAGGTAAAGGTTTCGATTGTTAATAAGGTTATTAACAATCGAATTACAAAAGAACAGAAGATATACTTAGCATATTTAAATTAAATACTGCTATCTGCTTAGACGATCGTTGCTAGTGATTCTTTAAAAGGCACTGGATAACTTGAATTTTGAAAAACCCGTATTGTATAAGCCGATTGGACTGACCCCCAATCGGCTATTTGTTGTGCCTCTGTATAAACGACGCTTCGGGCTGACGATACTGACCATTCTCGTTTTATTGTGTTTCCATCGTAAATTCTGACTACATAACTGTCCAATTCTCCTGCTGCGTAAGCGATATCGATATAGTCGATCCAACGACCATTTAACCGCGTCCGTCGATACCAAGTAATAATTAAATCGTTATTATCTTTTTCCCCTCTTACAGCACAAGGGAAAGGCTTCAATCCTTCTAAGGTGATTGTGTGAGAGACTTCCTCCTCTATATCAGTTTCAAGTAATCCATTAGGAACTACTTTTAATAAATATTCTCGATTAATATCAGAAAGATTTAAAGGGAATCGAACTAAATAATTAGTTAGTAACACAAATTTTTCTCCTATTATATGCCTAGAGATAGCCGGTTCAGTTCCTTTGACTCCACGAATTGTATATGAAATATCAAAGGTTAGGGGATTGTTGGACACAATAGCAGCATTTTTAAACGCTATAATTTCTCCGGTAGAAAACCAACCTAATTGTTTGCCTGATAGAAATGTTTCAAGAGTAACTGGCTCTAATTGCCCTGAATTCATGCTTACTCGTATCCAATTTAAATCGTCAATAAAACTAGGAGAAGCGTTGTTAAAATTTGGTGAAAAGCTTGATACAGTGCCAGTTACGCTGTTGACAACATTACCAACAGCAAAATCATAGCTTAATCCGTTGTCATCAGAATAAAATAAGGCTCCTTTCCTAAAACTAGAGTTACCTTCAATTGCCACATAAATTCCTATGTCCGCATCTCGGCTGTTAACTATTGGGCATTCAATAGGAATAGCGTTAGCGCGTCCGTAGGGACGAGGAGTGTTATTGTCTGGCGGAAATTCGTTATCTATAGGAATATCTGGCAAATATCCTACTCCTTGAAATCGAGTAGCTTCAATTTCGATTAAATAATTTACTCCTCTTACTTTCTTTGTAATTTGCATCAATTCTTGATGATAATTGTTATTATCATTAGTAAAAATTACATCCCCAACCTTTAAATTTTCCCATGCTGGTAATAAAAACATTTTTGAGAAAGTTTTTGATTGCGTTTTCCCTAAAAAAAGAATTCTTGAGGCGGTATTCATAAAAAACATATCTATATCTATTAGCTTAGTTTGAAAACTAAGCTCGTTTGTGTGAGTATCTGATGGGTCTTTAGCTACTACGGTAATAGTTTCATAATTTTTTAAAAAATTTAGTCCAGATACTGTAACGGCACTAGGAGTTTCTCTAAAATGAGTCAATTTTTTTTCATTAATGTCAATAGGATTTTCTCCAAATTTTTTAGACCCAAAAGAGCTTTTAGGGATAAAAATAGGATCAGATGATTGTTCTTGTCTTTTAAAAATGATTTTATCTTTTGGCTCCCTTGCCACAATAAAAAAAGCTCTCATAAGTTCTTCTAACTGATCAGCAAAAGATGTCCCATCAAACAATAAATCAAATCCTTGAATTCGGTAATCATTAGGAATATCAGTTACGTCAATTTGATCGTCTGTTCTACTAGCTAATTTACAAATAGTTTTCAAAATATCTTTTATTTTTGGATTGTTTCCACTTTCTCCAATCACTTCAATATCAATAGTAGGAAATCCAGTGCCGTCATAATTAGCAATCGGATAATTATTAAAAACTAAAAAAGACATTCCAGTAAAAGCAGGTACTGGATTAGATTCTTTTGACTGAATTACTGACGATGGTGTAGTTTGATTGCCAGTATAAATAGTTGTGTGTTCAATAAATTTTAGGCTTTTTTCGTCATTGGTTTCAGAGTTGTAAACAAGGACGCTATTCATCCAAACTCGCCTAACAGAGCCAATTTTTCTAGCAATTGGATAAGCGGCTGTCAGAAAATAAGTGTAAACTTCGGTAGTTTGCCCACCACCACCACCTTTTCCGCCTTGCCTTTCGGATGTGACGACTTCCTTAAGAGGAATCCCCCACATCATAGTTAGCCCTTCTTTCCTCACCCTTCCAAAAGGATAGGATAGGCTTCTGCCGTATTCAGCATCGGGAACACCAGTATCCTCAATTTTTCCTTTTTGTTGGGTAGGGGGTTTAGGAGCAAATAGAGATAACAATAGGTTAGCTCCGATTCCTATCGCTACGGGAATGAGAAAATTAGCCACGGCTTTTTAAAAGATAGTATTTTCTCTATTCTAATAGGTTGAGTAGGAATCGAACCTACCTAAGACGAATTATGAGTTCGTTGCCTTAACCGCTCGGCCATCAACCCTTGACCTATTTAGGAAAAAATAAAGTAGGAGAGATATTAAAAAAATCGGCTAATTTTTGAACGTGAATATCTGTTATCTCTCGCTGTCTATTAAAAATATCATCTAGGATTGATTGATCCTCAAAAATAGATAATAAGTCTTGCTTTTGCAAGTTCTTTAGTTCTAACAAAAATTTCAATAGCTCAACTCCATAAATATCAGGCATTGGCTCTTGATTTTCCTCGTACTCATAAATCAAAGTTCCTAAAACATTTAAATACTCCCTTTCTTCTATTGTCAATTGAATTTTATCTAATATGATTTTATCTAAAAAAGAACTGATAACTCTTTCCGTGTTTTCTAGCTCTTCCTTGTCGTAAATAGGACGAGGAGGGTATTGTTTTAATAATTCTAAGTATCTATTTGTATCAAACATAGTGTGACTGTAATCGCTGTAACTTTTTATCATAGGTCAAGTCTTTGATTTTGTCAATATGTTTGATTTTAAGTGGATTGGGCTAGATTTGCACCAGCGTGGAATTACTCTACAGATTTACAGTCTGTCGCCTTCGACTACTCGGCCACCAATCCTTGTTTAAATTTATCCTATCAGAATTAAAGTTATTTGTCTATAACTTTGATAAAAAAATAAATTAGATTTACTTTTTCCGATGTCAGTGTTTTGATTTTCATTAAGATTTCTATTAATTTATCCTTAAGTTCTTTTTTAGTGGGTTCTGTGTCACTTGGTTGATAGATGAAAGTTTTGGCACTCCCATCTTGTTCTATTTTAGTCAAAGTGTATTTTTCCATTGCCTTGTTCTTCAATAAGAAATCCTGATATATCAAAATGATATTCACTGTCACCATTTTGGGAAACTACTATTCCCCCAAACTCTAAAAGTTTATTGTCAAGGAATTGCTTAGATTGTTTTAAAGAGATGTAATTCTCTATAGCAAATTCCTTAGCACTAATCGGCTTTTTGTACCGGTATTTAAAGTCTATACCAAGTTTTTTGTTTCGAGTGTCAGCCCACGAGAAATAGGCTAACCATGTTCCCAAGAGAAATCCTAGCAATAAAGTTGGTATTCCAATAAGATAAATTTCGTGATTCATTATTTATTCTTTATAATTATTAATAGTTTCCCAGAAATAAATTACTAGCAGAGATTTATTTCTTTTAAGTATTAGCTTTTGCCAAAAACGAAAACTTTCAAAAAAGTTATCCCATCCACGAGGGACATCAACGAAAATACTATCTAAAATGATAAGTAGATACCTCTCGACAAAATTGCGTATTGTTAAGATTAAAGAACGTGGTTTTATTTCCATTTCTTTTAGTTCCGCTTTGGTTAATTTTTTCCTTAAAAATTGACTAATCTTTTTATCTAGTTGTGTTTGATTCATTGTTTTTTTCGGGTTTAATATTTAGTTTAATTTTAGTAAGGTTTAAGCTTAATTGTTTCTAGAAAACAATGGGAACCTAGAAACTATCCTATCCAAGTTTCAATCCTTAATAAAGCTTAAGGTTAATTGCTTTTTTTGCGGTTATTGTCATAAATTAAAAGAGTATTAAGTTTCAATCCCTAATAAGGCTTAAGCTTAATTGCTTTCGTTGCTTACTTCCTTTAGTTTTTCGGTATTCCTTGTTTCAATCCCTAATAAGGCTTAAGCTTAATTGCTTTGTTTACCCGCGATTAAGTTAGTCCCTTGAGAATTGTTTCAATCCCTAATAAGGCTTAAGCTTAATTGCTTTGGTTATTTATATCACTGGCATCCGGAGATAGGATGTTTCAATCCCTAATAAGGCTTAAGCTTAATTGCTTTGGTAAGCAGTGGGTTAAGGGGTTAGGTGAGGTTAGTTTCAATCCCTAATAAGGCTTAAGCTTAATTGCTTTTTGTAGTGAGTAGTCTTGATCGGGCGCAACGGCTTGTTTCAATCCCTAATAAGGCTTAAGCTTAATTGCTTTCTGTTTCGATCAAGACAGCAATCCCAAAACGGTTAAGGTTTCAATCCCTAATAAGGCTTAAGCTTAATTGCTTTGAAAATCACTATTGATCGCATGGTGGGGTCAAAAGTTTCAATCCCTAATAAGGCTTAAGCTTAATTGCTTTCCATCTTCCTTTAGCCCTTGATATAAAAGGGTTTCGGGTAAGGATTGCGCCCCATTCGCTAAAATTCAGTTTTCAAGGTTCTGCTCGGTCTAAAAAATCAGGCTAGTAAATCCCAGATCGTAAGCTGGTCGGGGTTTTCGGGGATTGCGCCCCGTGATTTTTTAGAACTTCGCTTAGATGCCTTATTGGGTAAGGCTTTCGGGTTATTTATGCTGTGGCTATCCTCGCACGGCTGAGGTGGGGCGGAAGAAAAAATAAGGGATTGCGAGTCATTCTCGGACTGAGTGGGAGTGCGATTCCCTTCCTGCTTTATCTGCTTACTAATCGAGTGTTCGGCATTCTCTATCGGCGCGTCCCCAATAGACTCTTGATTTGCATCAAGATCAGGCGTGAATTTCCCTGCTAAACCAGGGTATTTTCCAATCATAGAGACAGGAAACTTGATTAAAGAGCTAATCGCTCTTAAAAACTCATCTCGTAAGCCACGGATCAGGATATTTGCGGCGGCATTCTGATCGGCGTGAGCTTCGTAACCACAGCTAGTGCATCTAAACTTTGATTGACTAACGCGGTTAGCTTTATCAATATTACCACAATTGAAGCAAGTTTGTGAAGTATGTTTAGGATTAACTCGGATCACTTTTCTGCCACGTTCGTTAGCTTTATTTTCGATAAATGTACGAAGTTGTCCAATAGCATTATCAAGTAATGCCTTATTTAATCCGGACTTTCTTTTTTTGCCATTTTGTTTATAGCCATCACCGTCTTCTCTTTCTTTAGGTTTTGCGGCGGCTGTCATGTTTTTTAGTTTTAAATCTTCTAAAATAACTGATTGATATTCGCTGGTTATTTTATGGGCTAATTGAGCATTTCTCCCTTTTCGTTGACGAGCAATTTTCTCGTGAACACGAGCAAGTTTAGCGTAGGTTTTACGCTGATTATTAGAGTTATCTTTTTGCCTAGAAGCTTGACGCTGTAATCGGTTAAGTCGCTTTTTCTGAATTTTTGCGTAGCGTTTAGCTTCTGATTGTCTTCCTAAATCATCGGTAAATATTGCCACAGCACCCATATCTAAACCAACACATTTATCGGATTCTTTATAGATCATGTCGTCGGTTTCAACGGTTAACTGTAGATAATATCCCGTCGCTTTACGAGTAATTTTAGCCATTCGGGGAGCTTTCCCTTGCAATCGATCAAGTCCCCGCACTTTTAATAATCCTATCTTTGAAGAAACGATAACCCCGTTAGATTTAATTTTTATAGTTTCAGGTTGACCATTAACAAGAGTTTCAACTTTATCCCGTCTTCCTTTGAATCTGGGAATCCCTCGAATACCTTTTTTAGCGGCATCGTAAGCGGGTTTAATCACACTTCTAAAAAAGCCTTTTTTAAACTCTGTTTCAATTTCACCGATAAATTTTGCTGTATCTTCTCGAAAGTAAAAAGCAAGTTTCTCCCTGTTGAGATAATTAATAGTATCCTTGTCAACATTTTCGGCATTCATGAAACGACGGATAAGAATAGCATCTAAGGAAGTATATTCTTTTCCGTTGCTTGTCTTTTTAAAATAGGCGATTTTACAGCAAGGATTGCCAATTAAAAGTTCTTTCTCTTTATCTTTAAGAGTTTTAAACTCTTTTTCGTCGTAATGTCCAGAATAACTTAACTCCCATATTTCAGGGCTAAACTCATCAAATTTATGTTTTTTGCGATAATATCTTTGTCTTGATTCTTCCTTAAGTGTGATCGAAAGATTCCAGAGTAACTTACACGCCGCTAAAGAACGATCAATCTCTGTGATTTGTTCTTTGGTAGGATGTATCTTAAATTCCAAGACTTCCATAGAAGATTTTTCTTCTTTTTTCTTAGGAGTCTTTTTTACGATACTAAACCCTAGATGCCCATCTTTAGAACTAGGCGTTTTTTGAATTTGATACTCATCTACTTTACGCTTAACTTTACTTTCTTTGACTTTCATGGATCGACCTTCCTTTATTCTTATTTAAATCTACCATAACCCTACTAGAAACGTCAAGTAATGGGATACCAGTTCCCACATCAGAACCTATAGCCCAGCCCTTATAAAAGTTAAAGGCAGTAGTATCAATATGAAGGGAAAAACCTAAAGCTTCCCAACAGTATAATAGTCTTGGCACGTCAAGAATCTGAACCGTATAATTTAATTCTGTTTTAGTGATGATAAATTTTTCAAAAATCTCTGGGACAACTAAGACAGAACAATAGCTAGTATCGTTAAATTTACCAGATTTTTTGGCTAATTCAGAAGTAATTGCGATCAAAATCTCTTTTGTAAGTAATCTTTCTTGCGATATATTGCAACTATCTAAGTTAGTCCAAGCGGTAAATTTAACATAATTAGATCGGGAATTAAACATAACTTATAGTAAAAAAAGGTGCTAAACTATATTTGACTAACTTAAATCTACCATAAGCCTACTAGAAATGTCAAGTAAAAATTATTATCCTCTTAACGTCCGTACATCAGAATCAGAAGAGAAAAAGCTAAAAAACTACTGTAAAGCCCAAAAGCGGTCAATAACCGAGGTAGTCCGGGAATTGATTAGAAGTTTACCCGATGACTAATCAAGGGTCTTCACCCCGACATTTAAGATTAAAAGGACAGTTCATAGACTGGCACTTTTAACTTTATTCCCCAATTAACAGTTACTTGACGATTTTAGTGAGAAGGAAGAAATAGTTAAAGAGAGAGGATTGTTTTAATCCTCTCTCTTTTTTAGTTTCCTATATTGGCAGTCGTTGTTAAATTGTAATTAAATTGTAGGTATTGTTATTAACAATAGAACCCTTGATATATATAGCTTCTAGACTTTGTTGATACTGTCAACGCTATCCCCGATATTATTTTTTTTTACGTTCTTACTGTTGAGGCTGTCTTCCCCCTTTACCCTATTTTCTTTTTTCCTCTATACGGCATCAACGGCATCAACAAAGTCTAGAACCTTTACATGGTAACGGTTTCGGTTGTCGATCACCCTATCTACAATCTATCTACAATGGTAACGAGTAAATATACTTAGTACATCTGCTCAGAAATAATTCTCCCATATACTTGACTTTATTGGGAGAACGATCCATAATAAAATATAAACTAATACAAAGGAAAGAACATTATGTTTGAAACCCCCACAGTAAACCTTCGCGGCGAAATCATTAAAACTACCACCCACACCGCTAACTGTTTCACAGAAACTCTACCAAATAACGTTGACCTCAACATGGTATCTATACCTGATGGTACTTTTACGATGGGTTCTCCTAAAAATGAAAAAGATAGCCGTAATAATAATGAACGTCCCCAACATAATGTAAAGGTTCCTCCTTTCTTCATGGGGAAATATCCCATTACTCAAGCTCAGTGGCAAGCGATCGCCTCTCGCACGGATTTAAAAGTAAAAATAGATTTAGAAGAAGATCCATCTTATTTTAAAAAACCCTATCAAGATCAAGACAGAGAAATAGATAGATGGCTGAGACCCGTTGAAAGAGTCAATTGGTATGAAGCTGTAGAGTTTTGCCAGCGACTGTCTAAGCTAACGGGGAGAGATTATAGACTGCCTTCGGAGGCACAATGGGAATACGCTTGTCGTGCTATGACAGAACCCCTAGACCTCGCAAAAGGTGAATCTTACCCACCCTTTTACTTTGGAGAAACCCTCACTGATAAGTTAGCCAACTATAATGCTTCTAGACCTTATGCCTCGGAACCCAAAGGCGAAGATGGAAAGGAAACTATCCCCGTTGGTCAATTTCCCCCGAATGCTTTCGGATTATACGATCTGCACGGAAATGTCTGGGAATGGTGTATGGATGACTGGCATGACAATTATGAAAATGCGCCTAGTGACGGTAGTGCTTGGCTTGATAATAATCAAGAGGAAAATCTTGATGCTGAAAATAGCTTAGAAGAAAAAGACGGAGATAAGCCATATCCTGTCATGCGGGGCGGTTCCTGGGGCGACTATCCAGAGCTCTGCCGTTCCGCTTACCGTGACGACTTCTTCCGCCGCGTCGACCGCCTCAGCGTTAGCGGTTTTCGGGTAGTCTGCGTATTCGGGAGAACTCTCTAACCCTTTTTCCTTTTTCCCCTTTTACCCTTTACTCGGACGTGAGGATTATCCCCCTTACCTCATATCCAAAAAAGGGGAAGCCGATTCATATCCACCTTGACGAATCAAGTTCTCACAATCACAATGAGTATTGTTTACAGGGAGAGATTCCCTCTGGTTTGGTTGGATACGTCCTGCCAGATTAAGGAAACTTAGTGAACTAAGAATCCCTCGCTTTTAGCGATGGGAGTGTCAACTTGGGAAAAATCTAGCCAAGACAATGTTCGCTCATCTGTATCTGCGCCAGAATCAGGTCAGCATCAAGGTGTTAATTTCGTAACTCGTCAGCAGAAGGCTCATAAAGGCTCATAAAGGCTCATAACTTGGCTCATAGCTGAATCTGTTTATGGGCGTAAAATTACTGATAAACAATTTGACGATCTGAACGGCATTACCTCTCAGTTACGCGGAAAAAACTCTGGACATCTTTTTTTAGCGTTGACAAAGATTTTCCTTGTTCTTTCGTTGATAAAATAATCGCGCCAAATATTAATTGGTTCGTACTGTGACCTCGAACTACTGTTCTGTTCAACGGCATATCTAATCGCTCCCATAGTTTCTCCCAGTGTCAGTCCAGACTTGAGATACTGACAAGTTCTTTTCTCAAGTATCTCTTGAGTCTGATTATCGAGGGACAGTGCCACGGTAGGCATCATTCCTAAAAACAATAAGCTTAAAACAATCTTTCTCATCGGGGTTATGGTAATTTTCTATTATTTTACCACTCCTAAAGTAGGTACTCGATAAATTAGTGCAGGCGGGTATTCATGAATATAGGTCTTAATCACGCCATTTATTGAATCAGCATGAATGTACTCACTATCTCCCAGATAAATCCCCACATGACCATTTACTCCTGACTTACGAAACATCAAAATATCTCCTTTACACAAATCACCTTCAACTCTATCTAGTAACCGATCAAGGAATTTGACTAAGAAGTTATTCCGGGGAATCCGTTCGTAGTTTTCAATAATGAAATCATGGGGCAAGAATCCGACTTCAATCCCTACGCCAGCGATAAATCCTACACAATCGGTTCCAATCCCTTTAAGCGATTGACCATGAAACCAAGGAGTACCGAGCCATTCAAGAGCTTCGGTAACAATTTGATTACCCAAAGAATCGTTTTTTAGTTCGTTCATTTTGTGTATTTTCCCGTTCTTTCAATTGATTCAAACTATAACCCATATCATTCCGTGATTCTACAGTCACGTTATTGGTGTTATTAATTACCAAAGACTGATTAGAGCTATTGTTATTTGAGGTTGTGGAGTAATTAGGCTTACCCCCGACAAATCCTCCATTAGCATAGTTCTTAATAGGAGCATTATTTCTGTACTCTAGATATGCTTCTGTTTCTTTAGGGTTAAGAACCAATTCGTCTTCATTAGCTACGATCAAGCGAGGTTTTCGGCCTCCCGACATTGCTCGTTCGCGCTGAAAAGCTGAAATGATATTTTTCTCTATCGGAACATTGGCATCTCCAACTTTCCCGCCATCACTAAATAAGCTGAATCCTGTACTTAGAGAAAAGGCAGAAGCCGGAGCAGAAGCAAAGCTAGAGGCTCCTATACTACCAAGTGATCCAATCGAACCAAGTCCCCCAAGCCCTCCACTAAAAATCCCTGTTATTCCGCTAAGTAGCCCGTTAAATAAGCCACCTCCGCCACCGCCACCAAAAATAGAAGAAAAGATGTTACCTACTGGTTTAAAAATGCTACTGAGGGCATTAGTGAAAAAGTTACCTACTGGACTGATGATTGCATTAAATACTGATTCAAATGCCTGAGTAATCGGCTTTGTAAATCCATCGATAGCAGAAGTTAGAGCATCGATAGCAGGCTTGGTAATACCCTCGACAAATTTTGTCATAATATTTAATCCAAGACTACTAAAAGCCGATCCTATTCCTTTTCCTTCTCTAATGTCAGAGAAAAAGCTTTCAGCTGCGCCACGATTTGGGGAAGCGTCTAACTCCGCTCGTTCTAATCTTAATTCTGCAAGTTTTTCCCATTCCGAGCGGATATTAGCTACAAATTCAGTGTATTGTGGCAAGTCTTTGTAAGGCTCTAAATAATTTTCTAGTTCCTCTTTTTCTTTTTGTAGGCTAATACGTTCGGCAAGGATAGCAGAATCATTAAATAAAGTCGGTCGGGATTGATTCTCTAGCTTCATTCTTTGGATAGTTAAATCATTTAACCGATCACGAATACTCCTGACTGTATCTCTGGTTTTTCTAAATGATGCTTCGAAGCTGGCTACTCCCTGATTCTTGCCTAATTGTTCAATCGCTTGATCAAGAATTGCTACCTGTTCTTTAGCTAATTCAGCGCGTTTAGCTAAAGCGTCAATACTATCTATCATTTCTTTGGTAAATTCAGGGGGGAGAGCTATACCTTTTCTTTGAAATTCTCCTAAGATTTCTTTTATCGCGTCGCTGTATTTTTGTTGAGCCTCAGCATTTAAAAGTAAAGTCCGTCGCTGGTCTTCTAGTGATTCAATTTGAGAGCGATATTGACGAGAGACTTCTGTAGCACTCTTATTAATTTCTTCTTGTACTGTCAGATACCCTTTAGAGTTGATAGTCAAATCAGCGACATTTTCGGAAGCATTTCTTAAAGTACGTTCTAATGCACGGGCATCTTCCTCTTGCTGCCGTCTAAATTTCATTGATCTGTCAAGAGCCTTGTTTAGATTTTGTTGCTCTTCTAGTCGTCTTAAAAACTCCTCAGCGTTTTGGTTAGCTGTTTCAGCGTTGCGAATTTGATCAGCCGATGCGCCAAGATTACCCGTAGGAAGATTGGGAACGGGAGGCAAATTAGGACTCTGGAAGTTAATCAGATTGTCTTTAAGAACCGGTGGTAAATCGGCATCCCAGAAATTATCTTGATTTTGATTAGGTAGAGTCGGTAATTGGGCTATAGGTGGAGGACTACTAAATTCTGGACCACCTTTTCCTTCTTTTGTTTCTTCTTTTGTTAAAACACGGGCAGGAGAAGGGTTAGGGGTGGAGTCTTTAATGGATTGGCTAATTGCATTAGTAGCATTAGTTATTATTGTTCGATTATTTAGTTGATTGCCGTTAATGTTTGCATAAGCAGTTACAATATATTCTTTCCCATTAATGTTTACCAGTCCAACGTTACCAATAACTTTAGAGTTATTTCCAATTTTTCCGCCGATTTC